TTGAACTCTTCATTCCGAAAATTAAAGGTCCTCCTCGCTCTCATAGTTTCCTTAGGACTGACACTCTCGTTTATAAGAATATCGGTACTGGTCAAAGAACCAGGACCCGCTCTTATACTCGATCTGTCCTGTCTGGACCTGAGTTTCGTTGTACGAACACGGATGTTCAAGTGATGTTACCGATCGTAAGAGCTCGCGCACTCTTAAAAATGCAAGAGCATGTTTATGATATGTTGGACAAAGTCCAACCTCTACATAAAACTTACGATTTGTTTTATCAGATCGCCGAACTTAGGGACCTTCCCAGAACTTGGAAAGGCACCATAGAGGTCTGGCGTTACTTTGAACAAACTGTCGGTCGTCAATCTTTTCAAAGATTGATGACATCCGCTGGTAGTTGGCGGAATCCCTCTCTTATCGAGAATTATCGCAGGATATTAGGCCATAAAACTGGCTTTAATACCTATGATCTTTCAGATTTAGATCGGGCAGCCTCACAAGCGTACTTATCATTTAAGTTCGGTTGGGAGTCAACAGTCCGTGGCTTCTTACAATTTCTACCTTCGCCTGCGCAAGTCTCTAGGGAAGTCAACTTCCTTATAGACCACATAGGCAAAGATCAAACTTTCCGGACCAAGAAATCTTGGACCGAGAAAGAGGCGGACATACCTATTTTCTCTTCCCCACAAACCTATCGCAGAGAGACTCTTGATACTGCCTTGACAAAGACAGGCAAGAGGAAAGTGGAACTTCGCCTTACGGCGAACTTCACTTTAAACTTTCCACGATTGGAACCACCTGAGCTAAGGAGAGGACTATTCCTTAGGCGCATGGGTGTCATACCTTCTCCGAGTGACATTTATAATCTTGTCCCTTGGACTTGGTTGATTGACTGGTTTACTGGAACTGGAGATTATGTTCAATTGCTTGACACAATTTCCAATGACAAGTCTCTCGTCAATCATAGTTTTATCACTTACCGTGAGGAAAGTGAAGCACTAATGATGTGGAAGGGAAAATACACGTCGACGGTTAACAGGGATATAGAATCTGTTAGTACTCAGACTATCTCGGAAGAGATACTCCAGCACTCCGGAATCTATCTCCAAATCTACCAACTTCGTAGATCTGTCCCGTCGCTTACCAACGTGAGATCATACTGGGATTCAAATCTTGGTCCCAGCCAAACTGCTATTCTTGGCGCTTTGTTTAGTGCCAAGTCTGGCTCGCTTGGGAGGCGTGATGCCTCCTAACTCACGTTAGCATAGGAAACTTAAGAATGTCTCTTACATCACCAATCGGCGTCGCGGCCGCCTCCCCTACTCCCGCTCTTACTTTGAGCAGAGTTAAGGCTGACGGCATTGGAGCTGAATACTGGGACGTACCCAATGGGTACCAACTTGTATTCAACCATTCAACGTCACCGCAAACCGGGGAACGCCATTATATGAAAATGTCCCAGACTCTGAATGCGACCTCTCCCTATACGGGATTGGTTAGCAAACAGACTGCGACGGTTTCTATTTCGGCATCTTTTCCGGCTTTCGGTTGGGACGCGAGTACCAAAGCAGCGCTTGTAAAGGCTCTGATGGATACTCTCGCTGACTCCGACGTAACGGTCGCTCGGTTTGTTGCTTTCGAAAGTTAGCACAACCTAGCTGGAAGGCTAGTCTAGGATATTATCCATGGACTTATCACGTGTAATTCGCATCATTGATGCGATTTCCATCGCGTTCTCCTTATTAGGAGGCCTTTTAGTTCGATTCGACCGTAGGGGCCCGCCAAACTTAGACGGGTTCCCAAAGGGCGAATCGGGTGATGTATTGCATTCTCAGGATCCTCCAACACGAGGTGTGGAGAATGAAAAGCCTGAAGATGAAGTGCAAGGAGAATTCAATTTCGGAAACGATTCTAATGAATCCTCTCCGAATTGATGATCCCTTCCACGTTCATAAAAGTCTCCTACGTGGTCTACTCACTGACGTGAGTAGATTACGTCCTGGAACGAAAGGGCTTGGGCGTGACCTTGTCACGCTCGAGGCGCGTTTGGAACACGAGGGGGTGAGCTGGTTAGCTCAGTCTCTTGTGGTCCTGGGCAAAGCCTTTGATCAAGGTCTTGCTTCGGGCCACTTCACCTGTCCGATCGGCTTTCGCAAGTCGAAAGGATCCGTGATCCCCGCATTACTGCGAGGTATCATGGGTGATGTGTTCCATCCTAGTACTGGTGAGCTGGTAAAGGAGCGCGACTGTACGGAGGATGTTTCCATCCTTCGTCAGTTGCTCTTCTTTCTGGCGGAAGTACTCTCCTACATCGAAGAAAGCCGAAAGACTTTCAAAGAGTACGAAGAGTTCTTTCAGAGATATGGACGAGTCGATAACGGAAATCTTTCCGCCCGATCTCGCCCATATATCCCGGGTCTCATCCTTGCTTCTTCAAAATCTTGATGATTTTCAAGACATCAAGGGTAGACACGGCCCAGGCGCTGTTGCTGAAGGTTATAAGGCCAACCAGAAGTGGAAAGCCTTGATAACTGGTCTCTCTGATTTGGACCCTCGTCTCGATTCGATTGGCTATGACTTAACCTACGGGCTATTTCATGACCGATTTGTCAAAGACGATTTCAGTAACATACCTCCTAGCCCGAGTGCTAAGCTTGTTACCGTTCCAAAGACCTTTAACAGTCTTCGAACGATCACTGTAGAACCCTGTTTGAACCAATTTGTTCAACAGGCTCTCAACGCCCATCTCAGAAATGAGATTGAACGTTGCCCAGTGCTTAACAAGTGCTTAACACTCTCCTCCCAAGAACCTAATCAGAAATTGGCCTTGGAAGGATCCAGAACCGGCGACTGGGTTACGCTTGACTTAAGTTCTGCTAGCG